CGTCTTCTAAAGAGAAATTATCATGTGGTCCATAGATATTAGTTGGAATAATACAAGAATAGTTCCTACCGAATTGCTCTCTATATAAGCGTGATTGCACTTCCAGCATCCGTTTTGCCCAAGCATAGCCGCTGTTAGAAGTATGTGGGGGACCATTATGTAACATCGCTTCATTAATAGGATAGGTAGTTTTATCTGGGAAAATACATGTTGATAAACAACTAACGACAGATTGTACATTATTTTTATGCGCTGCTCTTAGTACATTCATATTAATAATCATATTTTTCTCAAACATTCCAACTTTATCATTCATATTTTTAAATAATCCCCCCACACAAGCAGCAAGATGTATTATAATGTCAGGTTTATGAGTTTGGAAACATATATTTGTAGCTTCAAAATCTAATAAATCGCAATCCTTCGAGGAAAGGAATATCGTCGTTTTCATCCATTTATTTTCATCAGCATCCATTAGATTATAGATTGCGCGTCCGACGAGACCGGATCCACCTGTAACGAGAATTTTCATTTAAATAATTTGAAATCAAATCTTTATTATTTAATCTGTAACGTTTAAAAAGCGACATCGGTCATATCGAATACACTAGCATCTTTTTTATCCGATACGAGACTATAATCAGCCACACGCTTTTCAAAGAAATTGGTCTTGCCCTCCAAACTAATCATTTCCATAAAGTCGAATGGATTCCCCACTTTATACTCCTTCGTGCATCCTAATTGCACCAATAATCTATCTGCAACAAATTCAATATATTGTGACATCAGTTTGGCATTCATGCCAATAAGTTTACATGGGAGGGCATCGCAGATAAATTCTTTCTCAATGGCAACAGCCTCGCGGACAATTTCCTTTACCTTTGATTTATTAAGCTTCTTATTAAGTTTATTAAAGAGCATGACGGCAAGATCGGTATGCATGCCTTCATCACGGCTAATTAGCTCATTGCTGAATGTTAAGCCGGGCATCAAGCCACGCTTCTTTAACCAGTAGATACTGCAAAATGCACCTGAAAAGAAGATTCCTTCTACGCAGGCGAACGCGACCAAGCGCGCTGCAAACGAAGAGCGATTATCATTAATCCATTTAATAGCCCAATCTCCTTTCTTTTTAATACACGGGAAATTATCTAGAGCTTGGAAAAGCCTTGTTTTTTCATCTTTATCTTTGATATAGGTATCAATAAGGAGCGAATAAGTTTCCGAATGAACATTTTCCATCATCAATTGAAATCCATACGCAGTGCGGGCTTCTGGTAGCTGTACTTCCGATAAGAATCTCATGCCTAGATTCTCCACTACTATACCATCACTTGCAGCGAAGAAGGCTAGAATCATCTTAATAAAATGCCTTTCGTCGTCATTGAGAGATTCCCAATGTTTCATATCTTTGGAAAGGTCAATTTCTTCAGCTCGCCACATACAGTCGAACATTTTTTTATATAATTGCCATATATCTTGGTCTTGAAGTGGGAACATTACGTAACGATTTGGGTTTTCAGCGAGAAGAGGTTCGTTGACATTTTTGGACATCCTAAATAATATCAACCGATATTTAAATATTTTTAAAAAAAATATCTTACTACATTGGTTATTGACTATGTACGCAGTCGCCATTTTTAAGTTATTAGAATAATGTATTATAAAATATGCTTTAAAAAATTTATTTTAAATTAATAGGAAAAATATCACGGTTAAAATATATATATAATACAAAATGTCATCCGATTTGAGTAAAAGAGATGCAGAGATAGAACAACTTAAGCAAGTTGCGAAAGATTTAAAGAGAGAGAGAAAGCAGTTAATCGGCGAATTAAAGACAAACTATCCACAATTAGCCGAAAAGGCATTTGAGGGAGATTCAATAGAAGATTTTTCAAAAGCAATAAATATGCTATTGGAATATTTGAATAATATGAAGGAGATAGACCATAATAACGCGGAGAGAATCAATTATGCGATTGAGCAGGTGAAGGAATACATAAAATAAAATCTGAGATTATAGTATAATGGGATTAACTTGCGGAAAAGAAGCACAAAAAGGTGGACAAAAAGGTGGTTGTGGATGTGGTTCAAATTCATCAAGCGTTGGTTTGTATGGTGGTTACAAATATGGACGAAAGGCTAGTTTAGCCAGCAGACGGCGTCTACAAAATAGAATGTCTATGCATACTCGTAAGAAGAAGAAGGGTAAGAAAGGACATAATAAAAAGAAGCATCGGCGAACAATGGGGAGAAGAAGACATAGAGGACGTAGCTCGCGCAAACGTCGGCGCAAAAGATAGATTAATAAATCCACTTACCATGGATTTGTCTATTCATTAAGTTTCGCGGATTCTTGCGTTTAGCAAGCATATTATAGTACCACCGTTTCCATTTTCGTTGAATAATTTTCAACCAAAATGTTTTGATAATGCACAGATCATAGCTATATGCGCCCGTAGGATCAGGGACCGTTACTCTTTCTATGATATGAAGTTGACTAGGTGCTATTGCTGTTGAATTTCTTACTAATGGATTATAATTAAGATGATGGCGTTGGTGCCGCCATAAACTATATTGATCAATAACTGTAGTTTCCCATTCTTCCCTTTCAGTGGAGTTTTCATTTAAGAAGGATCTGGAAGTAATACCATATAAATAAAGAAGCGAGGAATATATTTTTTTAATGTAAGGATCGTTGTTGTACTCACTCCTATTTAGAATGCCGTGACAGCGCGGTTTATATATTTCACAGTATCCTAATTCATTTGGCATATTTAGGTATATGGGCTTCTGTTTTACCTTTAATCAATTTTTTTTATTTGATTATAATATAATGAAACTCGAAAAAGCTTTGAAGAGTAAGGCACTATACTATGTTGCTTTAGTACTAATGGTTGTAAATGTTTTAGGATATGTCAGCGTAGGTTCGGTTGAATGCATCATTGTATTCGCCATCACGTATTATCTCTCCAACAGTTACACCAAAAATCAGTCTCTTGATATTTTGATTGGTCTATTTGTAGCAAACGTCGTGTTCGGCTGCGGTCGCGTCCGTGAAGGATTTGAGGAGGGCAATGCCAGCAAGGCGGCTGACAAGGCGACGGTAGCGCTGACCCAGAAAGCCAAAGAAAAGGGACAAGAAAGTAAATGCAAACCAGGTGATGCAAAATGCGCGCAGGCACACAAGGCACTTCAGGCGGCTGCAGGCAAAGCGTCAGAAGCTGCTACTCTCGCTAAGGCGGCGGCGAAATAATTTGATTTTATAGTTGGAATATATAATGAACGTCAGAGATTTCTTTGATAACAATATTACATTATATATTACTTTAGGTATTGCGATAATTAACATTCTCGCGTATCTCAGTATGGTAACTCCAAGTTGTATTATTATCCTACTAATTGCGATCTTTGTCTCACATCAATTCATTGATATTTATGCAATTAACATCCTTTTTGGACTTTTCATTTCTAATATAGTATTTGGTTGCGGCGCGATTAAAGAAGGTCTGATATAATTTTTATATCTATGAAATATATATAAAATGGCAGTCAACGTATTATCGAATAAATATGTATTCTATGCAGTTTTCTTTATTGCTATGGCTAACCTATTGGGATATTTGGCAATGGAGGATTACGAATCATTAACCTTTTTCGTTGCAATATATGCATTATCAACTTACTTTAGTAAAAATACCATTGTAAACCTCAGTGTGGCAATCTTAGGAACTGCGGTTGTTCGGACACCAGGCAGGGGGAAGGTTTGGCCTTGGAGAGAAAGGGAAGGTATGGAAAATATCATTGAAGAAACAGAGGATGAGCTTAAAAAGGCAGGGGAAACAACAAAAAAAACTGTAACTGAAACTATGGCGCCAGCGCCCAAAGCTGCCACTGAGGAGGAAGAAGAAGCAAAATCAAATAATTTAATGGCATTGGGGGCTAATATCAAAAGACAATATGGTGAATTGCAGCAAAAACTAGGTAAGGGTGGACTTGGAGCCCTAACAACAGATACTAAAGAATTGGCAAATACGCAGAAAAATCTTATGGAACAAATGGAAAACATGGCACCTCTAATGGAAAATGCAGAAAAACTTCTAAAAACATTTGAGAGTAGCGGTATGATGAAAATGGTAGATCGGATTCTACCATTTGTAGAAAAGATTGCATTGCCCGGCACTGGACCCGCAAAAGGTAATTAAATCATAATATAGTTTTTTCTCGCAAAACTATATAATGACGAAACGCTGTCCGCCCGGAGTGATATGTATAGAGAATATGACCATAGTGTTTTTGTTATGTGCAATATTATCAGTAGGGTTGTATTTTTATTATAATCAAACGGTTACGCCAGTTAAAACGCAACCACCTATTATAATCCAAAAAGAAGTTGTAGAGCGTAGTGATTTTTTCCCTCGTTTTAATTCTGGTTTTAGCAACCAACCCGGTAATGTATTATTAAATCCATACGCAGCCCCTTTAAGAAGTACAGGATTTTTTCCAACTACAGGCGATCCGCGAGGCGTACCTATTAATATTAAAACAAGAGGGTTTGACACTAGTTATAGACAGGTTGGAATATTAACTAGAAAAAATGGCAAAGAAACAATATTAGCATTAATGGGTAGACCCTTATTTGCCAATAGAAATAAATGGCAATATTACAGTATGACTGATAAAAACAATAGTATAAAATTACCTGTAAGTAGAAACGGACGCAGTGGTACCCAAGAGTACGGCGTTGATGAACTATATAACGGAGATACCGTTTATGTTGAAGGTTACAACGATGCCTTCAAAGTCACCCTTTATGATAATTACCAACCGCAATATATTCCATATCTTTAGCGCTTCAATGATGGAAATGAATTAAAGGATAAAATATTATATATATACATATGCTAGGGCAGTTTTTCAGGGAAGCAATGCTTGCTAATCCAGTGACTGAATATACGAACAAACTGAAGGATTTTAAAGAAAAATTTGCCATTTTTAAAGATATAGATGAGGGCGATAAAATAGGCAAAACAGACGATAAATATTATATCGCAAAGGCAGGATACCTCTTATCTGTCCGTCGTTGGTGGGCAAATGAGAATAGGGTATCTACGCTCGAATATCTTGATGCAGATTTTTTGGAGTTTTTCAATCTTTGTGATAATATTAAAAGTAAGCAATCGGTACTTACACCCAATGCGACAATCAAAACAACATTGATTGAGATCATAAATACTGTTATACCGGGATTATATAATCTAAAAAAAAGTTATATTCTTGCTCAAAAAAGTAACGATGATGCCAATAAACTATGCTGTAAAATAGATAGTATTATTCTGACACTAATAGATACGAAAACCGAAATTAATAAGGAACCCATTCCCGAAACCTTACCAGTGCCATTGAATAATGGATTATCCATTCCTATTAGGGTTCAAGCGGTCTCCCACAGTTTTTAACAAATTGATTATAGTATCAAATTGTTAAAATTTATTTATGTTTTAAGGATTCGTTTCCCCCTGTTTCTTAGTTCTGGCTTTCGTCTGTCTCCCCAGCTTCATCGTCTTTCTTTTTGAATCACCTTGGACCGATGTAATTTTCCTAGTTCCTTTGGCAGTCGGTTTACTCTTCTTCTTTGCAGCAACAGCCGAGGATGCCGTCGTCTTCTTCTTTGCAGCAGCAGTTGAGGGTGGCGGCGTTTTACTCTTCTTCTTTGCAGCAACAGCCGAGGATGCCGTCGTCTTCTCCTTTGCAGCAGCAGCCGAGGATGCCGTCTTCTTCTTGGACCTTTCATCGCTGGTTGGCGGAGCTGCCATTGTAGTAACAGGCGCAGACGGTTGGACTATATGGGTAGCGGACGCATGTCTAACAGAATGTGTGGGGGTTGGTGGAGGTGTAACACTTCCAAAAGGAGGCGCGGACGGGCGAATAATGGTAGCATCAGTAACTGGTTCCGCCGAAACAACGGTTGCGGTATGTTCTGATGATGAAGGGACAATAGTAGCCGTTATTACAGGGGGATTATCCGAATGCGGCGGCGGCGCGGACGCCCTAGGCGAAACAACGGTTGCATGCAAGCCGGGAGCACCGGGGGTGGCGTACGGATGAACAACGTGTGCGGGCATTGGGGGAATATCTTTACCATGCTCTTTGCCAGGAGGTTTGCCAGAAGAC